GGGATTATGTACGCCGGAAATTCAGTATTCACAATTGGCAGACAACAAGATAAAGACGGAACAGATTTAGTAGGTTACAATTTTATAATTAATGTTGAAAAGTCAAGATTCGTTAGAGAGAAATCAAAAATTCCAATTACTGTTTCCTTTGAAGGAGGAATTGATAAATGGTCTGGATTACTAGAATTAGCGATATCTTCTGGCGCCGTAATTAAACCTTCTCAAGGATGGTATTCTAGGGTTAATTTAGAAACCGGCGAACTAGAAGATAAAAAATGGAGAGCTAAAGATACGAATACCAAAGAATTTTGGGATCCTATTCTAGCTCAACCGAAATTTAATAGTTGGATAGAAAGTAATTATAAATTGGATCAATCTTCTATATCAGATGAAGAAATAGAATCCGAGCTTTCTGCCGTTAATGTTTAATGATATTGAAGTTTAACTTGAGAGATAATTATGACTACAGAAATTAAAAAAGAAATTGATAAAATTAAAAAGAACATTGAAGCATTAAAGGCTCAACTTCTTCTATTAGAAACCGTTAAAATTTAACTTTACTTTTGATACCAATAAGCGTATAATGATATTTCGTTATGCGCTTTTTTCATTTATAGGATTACATTATGAATACATTACCGATTTATCAAGGAATTGAATACATTGACTCAGAAGGGAAAACCATTGCGGCTTTAGAGTTTGACTTTCTAACTGAAAACGAATCAATTTACTGTGTTGTATCTTATGATGATGTTAAGTTTGTAGAGATACCAGATGAAGACGGAGGTATGCTTGAATTTAATTATATTCTACATGAAGGACATGTACCGGAAGATGATTTAATGACGTTTAAAAAATTAATTGGGGATTTCCTAGTTGATATCATTACTACAGGCATTGAAGTAAACAAATAAGAACACGGGGTAATTATGCGAATTGAAGAAGTTATTATAT